TGACTTAAACTTTGTTATGGGAGCATTAGTATGAGAGATACATTAAAAGTAGATGAAGCGTATTACATTTCACATAATACAGATTACAGTGCATTTGCAGATGCAGTCATGGATGTCGGCCCTAGTCCTTGCACTAAGTTCGATTGTCCAAGACAATCTGCATGTGCTGAAGAAAAGGTCGAATGTAAAGCATTTAGATTTTGGGTCAACAATGGTGAGTTCACAACTTACAGAAAAAAATCTAAAAAGGATGTGTGTATAAGTGTCATGATGGAACACTTAATGCAACCAATTAAATGATAAAAAAACTTGACAATGACCCTCACTTTTTAGTATACTATAAAAGATGAGAAAATTAATAGATAATCTTAAAACCACGGAGACTAATATGGATAAGAGAAGTTATGACAGAAGTGAGTCAGTAAATATAGATGGGAAACCATTTCACTTCACCCCCGATAGGAAAGAGTTCCTATCAAACTTGACATCGGTTTTTAAAGACCAAACGTCATTTACTAAAGAAGATTTTGACAAAGTAGGTGGAACACCTTACTGGGTTAAATCTGCAAGATATAATTTTAAAGACAATGGTGTCTTTAATCTTGCAACTGTTCTGAATGGTGGTGGTTCCAATGTGGTTCCGATTACTGCACCAGTGATTCCACAAGGACAACCAGTGATGGCACAAGCAGTTCCATCTAACATGCCAGTTGCAGCTGCAACTCAAACTGTTAACATGAATGACAATGTAAAAATCATTCCCGAGAAAATGTCTAACTATGTTCCATTCGGACATTTTAAAGATGTTAAGAACATCATCAAATCCAAAATCTTTTTCCCAGTATTCATTACTGGTCTAAGTGGTAATGGTAAAACATTGATGATTGAACAAACTTGTGCTCAGTTGAAGAGAGAACTCTTCAGAGTCAATATCACCATTGAGACAGATGAAGACGACCTAATGGGTGGTCACACTTTGGTCAATGGTAATGTTGTCTTTAGAGAAGGCCCAGTTATCAAAGCAATGAGAAAAGGTGCCGTGTTACTTCTTGACGAAGTTGACTTGGGTTCAAACAAGTTGATGTGTCTACAATCAGTTCTTGAAGGTAAAGGATACCTAATCAAGAAAACTGGTGAGTGGGTTTCACCTAAAGAAGGTTTCACAATCCTTGCAACTGCAAACACGAAAGGTCAAGGGTCAGACGATGGTAAATTCATCGGGACTCAAATCATGAATGAAGCAATGTTGGAAAGATTTGCAATCACGATGCAACAAGAATATCCACCAGTGAAAACTGAGAAGTCAATCCTTGCAAAAGAAATGGAATTGACTGGTGCCGTTGATGAAGACTTCGTTGAGAAGCTTGTCGACTGGGCTGACATAATCAGAAAGACATACTACGAAGGTGGTATCGATGATGTTGTCACGACTAGAAGGTTGGTTCACATTGTCAATGCATTCAGAATGTTCAATGACAAGTTGAAGTCAATCACAATGTGTATCTCAAGGTTCGATGAAGAAACTAGAAATAGTATCCTCGACCTCTACTCCAAGATTGATGCTGGGGTAGACTTGAATGCTGAGGAAACTACAGAAGGTGACAGCAATGATGATTAATTGGAAATGTAATAGTGTGTTAGAGGCAGATTGCCTCTATCACTGCTATCTTGTAGTAGTTCAGAAGAGGGGTAGGAACAAATACATGGGAAGTAAAATTGGTTACCCCGATGGAACTTATCAAGGAACGGTGGTGACTCACAGTTCAGCTTATAAGAAAGATTTGGCTACATATGATTCAGAGTATCAAGTTTTATTTACTGGAACTGAAGCAGAGTGTAGGAAGTTTGAACAAGATTATCTACATGATAACGATGCAAAACTAAGTAAAGAATACTACAATGAATCTAACTCGGGTGCATTCAAAGCAGAATCAAAATTCTTTATTCAATGTCTAGAAGCACTTGAAAGTAAATTTTATGAAACTGGTGATTACGCTTTAAAAGAAATACTTGGGTGGGATACATATCAAGTTAGAGAAGAAGATGGAGTTGACCCTTCACATGTCAAAAAAATATATGACAAATTAATGGACGACCCTTCCTTTTGGACTGGAGAACTATCTGAGAAACACTTGATTGTTCTAGAGAACTTTAAAGGAAAGGGTAAACACACAAGACTTAGTAAAAACCATACATGTGCAGCTGGTAAGAAATATTTTGGTGAAGACTCTGATATAACTTTACCAGTTATTTTTATACCCGAATCAATGTGGTCAAAACTTATTGAGACTGAACTCCAAGAGATTGGTCAGTTAGATAATGCAGAACATGACTTTAAACCTAAAGCTCAAGACACTACAACTATCGTCAACACTATCGTTCAATATTGTAAAGATAATAATAAGAAGCATGACGACCCAGTTGTGACTGTCAAATTAAAAAGACATGGTTTTTCTTCTAACGACTTAAAATCATTGAAGGCTAAAATAAAGAAACAGCTTTTAAAACCAAGTGGCCTTGCACCAAATGAGAAATTTGTTAAAACCACAAAAGCAGCTGCTCAAGAAGAAGCAAACAATGAATACAAGGACAAAACTACACATTGCATTATAACTTCTAGTGGAATGTTAAGAGGATTCTTTAATGAATGGTCTAAGTCCTTATCTTCTAAAGCCGTAAGGTCTAAGAAAGATTTAGTGGTATTATATTATCACACTGGAATCGAATACTGGAACAATTTTGCAAAAAATAAAATTGAGTTTGAGAAAAAATTAGATAATATGAATTTGCTTATACAAGCTCAAGGTGGAAGTGGATACAATATAATGTATAGAGAAATAAACCCTATACAAAAGAAAACTTTGTTAGAAAACACTATTGCACAATCAGAACAAGGGTAGTATAATAGAACCATGCCAAGACAAATAGATTACAAATACAACGAAGAGAGGCTGCTCAAAGAGTTCAAACTCTACGTAGACAAGACATACGGTGAACACTACTCCAAAGATAAGTTTCAGGCAACTGAGTTTATCATGGACGGTGGACACGGTGAAGGATTTTGTATCGGTAACGTGATGAAATATGCACAACGATACGGCAAGAAGGGCGGATATAATCGTGCTGACCTTCTCAAGGTTATCCACTATGGATTCCTTGCATTGTACAACCACGATACCTATAAGGAGACTAACTAGTGATGAAAATTAGTAATGATACGAAGGATGTTCTAAAGAACTTCTCAACAATCAACTCGGGCATTCGAGTCAAAACAGGCAACAAACTGGAAACTATTTCCAATATGAAAAACATTCTTGCAGTAGCAACTGTGGCTGAGGACTTTCCTCAAGACTTCAGTATCTACAACCTGCCAGAATTCTTAGGTGCAACGTCTTTAATGGACGACCCCGACTTCCAATTCAATGATTCCTCATTGTCTGTGGCAGATAACAATTCCTCTCTTGCATATTTCTATGCAGCGGAAGGTATGGTAACTGCACCCGAGAAGATGATAACCATGCCAGAGGCAGAGATTACTTTCAAAGTAACGTCAACACTATTGACCGACCTTAAGAAAGCTGCAGCTGTTCTAGGTGTTAATGATTTGATTCTCAAATCAGATGGTACTACAGTAACATTAGTTGTTACAGATAAGAAGAGTCCTACTTCTAATACATTCTCAAGAATTGTAGAAGCAGAAAGTGATGGGACATCTTATGAAATGAATTTCAAGATGGAGAATCTTAAAATTCTAGATGGTAACTATGATGTTCAAGTATCATCAAAAGGTATATCTCATTTCAATAATGCAGATGTAGACTTAGAGTATTTTATTGCACTGGAGCCAGATAGCAAATACAATGTATAACCTATATAATAGTAGTGTGAATATTGTGCCAGTCTCTGCAATATACGCGGGAGTAGTCCCCACTCATCATTGGGTGGACTGCACTGCAAACTCGGTGGGGGGTTTGTTCTTATGAATGAGTTTCTCTATGTAGAAAAGTATCGTCCGCAAACAATTGAAGAGACGATACTGCCAAAGGAACTTAAAGATACCTTTAAGGAATTTGTCAAGAATGGAGAAGTACCTAATCTATTATTGTGTGGGTCAGCAGGTGTCGGTAAAACGACAGTTGCAAAAGCATTGTGTAACGAACTCGATGCAGACTTTATAGTAATCAACGGTTCTGATGAAGGACGTTTGATTGACACACTCAGAACAAAGATTAAGAACTTTGCATCTTCGGTTTCATTATCGGGTGGTGCAAAGGTCGTAATCCTTGACGAAGCAGATTACATTTCTGCAGACTCAGTTCAACCAGCTTTGAGAAACTTTATAGAAGAGTTCTCATCCAACTGTAGATTTATCTTTACATGTAATTACAAGAATAGGATTATTCCACCATTACATTCTAGAACTACAGTTATTGATTTTGGTATCACACCAAAACTAAAACCACAACTTGCACAACAGATGTTGGATAGATGTATACGAATATGTGTACAAGAAAACATTGAGGCCGATGAAAGAGTTCTTGCAGAACTCATCATGAAATTCTTCCCCGATTTTCGAAGAGTCCTCAATGAGATTCAACGATACGGTGCAAGTGGTGTTATTGATAGTGGGTTAATTTCAACTCTCTCCGAAGAGAAGTTAACCCCCTTGATTAATAACATCAAAGAAAAGAATTGGTCAGCCATGAGAAAATGGGTTGGTACTAATTCAGATAATGACTTTAATACATTATTCAGAAAAGTTTTCAATGCGTTAGAATTACAATTGGAGCCCCAATCAATTCCAGCGTGTGTGTTAATTATTGCAGACTATCAATACAAGTCTGCATTTGCAATGGATTCAGAGATAAACTTTGTTGCTTGTCTAACTGAAATCATGGGAGAATGTAAGTTCAAATGACAGAACATAACGAGAGAGTAGAACGACAAAGACTATTACTAGAAGCTGAAGAATGGGCTAGTGGTGTTAAATCCATCCATGCACATTCATTCACTTCAATGTGGTACGACACTAGACGTAATGATGGTTCAGTACTGGACGTTGAATACAACAACGGTGTCGTACAAAGAACAATAAAGTCAAGCGGTGAGATTATTTACTTCGGTGAAGCTCTTAGTGGTCAAGAACTACTCGATTCTTACATAAGAAATACTTAAGATGCAAAAACGGAATCCATTCGATTTTGTCAAGTCGGTCTCTTCCGATAAAACTGATATCATGGTTGATGATATCGAAGAGAAAGCATATCAACCATTCCTAATAAACAAATCTTTGTCTTACCACCAAGATTCTGTTTTCTTTACTAACGAAATGAATTGTCGTCACGGTGTAGACAACCGTCTTCAATATGTGTTTTTCCTAAATACTTTACGAAAACGACAAAGATTTTCTAAGTGGTCTAAACCATATGTTAGTAAAAAACTCGATGTCGTAAAAGAATATTATCAGATGTCAACCCGAGAAGCTAAAGAACTTTATACGCTTCTATCTGATAAAGAATTACGTGAGTTGAAAAACAGAATGAATACTGGTGGTAATAACAATGGATGATGCACAAGAAAAAATAGTTTCAGAATTAGTCGAAGTAACCTTCCCCGAAAAAGATGATTTCCTAAAGATAAGGGAAACACTATCACGCATAGGTGTTGCGTCTAGAAGAGAACAGGAACTATTCCAATCATGTCATATCCTACATAAGCGTGGTCATTACTACATCACTCACTTCAAAGAGTTGTTCAAACTCGATGGTAAACCTACAAACATAGATGAGTCTGATATTGGTAGAAGAAATACTATCTGTAAGCTTCTAGAACAATGGAAACTCATTACTTTGGTTGACCCTTCTAAGATAGTAGAACCTACTGCACCCCTATCCCAAATCAAAATCATTCCATACAAAGAGAAAACCAACTGGAAATTGACCACAAAATACTCTATTGGTGGGTCTAAATAGATAAATACCTCTGTTAACAACTAACGGAGAAAACATATGTGGGATTTTATAAGTAGTATTTGGGCATTCATGTCAGCAATACCAGCGATTATTTCTATATGTTCAGTCATTGTAATGATGACGGACACACCAAAAGACGATGCTCTTTGGGCAAAGTGCTATAAATACATAGAAGTCTTTGCTCTAGCAATAGGTAAAGCAAAGGACAAGAACCCATTACTTGATAAGTAATTTAATTAGGAGAACATTATGGACGGAATAGTAATAGTAGCAATACTGGCTGTTGCATTCGTGTTTTTCGTTGTCAAAGATAAGAAGAAAAAATCTTCAGTATCTAAGAAGACTACACCATCCAAGCCAAAGGCACCAACGGTTTCAGAGTTAAAAAAATTAACTAAGAATCAATTGGTAGAACTTGCAGAGAAGAAGAACCTTAAGGTTAAGAAATCTGGCGCAAAGGCTGCAGTCATCAGCGAAATTCGTGAACAATTGAAATAACTCTTTACGATGTCTTGAGAAGGGACTCAAAAGAGTCCCTTTTTTTGGCGTATAAGAAAGTGAAAAGAATAAATAATTGCATGAATGATATATTTGTTTTGATAGGTGAAGTGGGAGCCCCGATTGCAGGGAGCCTTGTGATGGGATTTTTTATCTTCATAGTCATCAAACAAATTCTAGAAGGCGTAGTTGACGACATTAAAACGTTAACAATGTTTTGCAACTCACTAGAGAACCGTGCAAGAACCATGTCAAATGAAATGATTAAGATTGACATGCTAGTTTCCGCTGCATTGGAACTCCGTCCCGATATAGAACGTGTAGCACGTGCAGAAAATTTTATAGAAGATGGAAAACTAGATGTGAGACGTGACTAATGAGAAATGAAATAGTAATGGTTGAATACACATTTACTAGGGACTTTGTTCTCATGTGTTCACTGGGTCTCAACATAGGATTTCTGTTAGGGTTATTGTTCATCTAATGGAAAGTCTTGTAGCGGTAATAAGTGATTACGGATTTCCAATCGTTATGGCAGTTGGGTTGGGTTATTTCATCTATTACATTTGGTGGTTTGTAGGTGAGAAGCTAGAACCCGAAATTGAGAAGCAACATTTTGCACTAATAAAAGTCATCGACCAAGTCAGAATGTTAGACCAAGATTTGATTCGTCTCCAACAAAAGGTAGACGTAGTTCTCGAATATAAAGAGAACGCTAAGAAAGAGGCAGCTAAAAATGAGAATAGTAAGTAGTATAATTTTAATGATGATGTGTATGTCTGTAAATGCAGATGAAATTGTATTTGGATTTAAGAGTCCTAGTTTTAATGGGGTAGGTCAATCAGCACATTATCTTACCATTGAGAACCAAGAGAAATCAAGACGTGATAAGATTGCACAAGACATAGAAGATAGAATTGCAAAAGCAGAAAGAGATGCAGATAATACCACTCTTGCCAAATTTTTAAGAAACGTAGAAAG